TTGTCCACCAGGAAGAGTTGTGATTTCAGTTCCTCTGCCACCTTCACGGCGAGGTAACCAGAAGTCTTCCAGCATACTCATATGCTTTTTGTCATCACGGATCTCACCAGTGCTAGCATCGTAAACTAGTTTGTTACGATAACGCGCCATCACGTCACGGAGATATTGTTCCGCTTTGACCTTAGGTAGATTGCCGACATCGATGTAGAAAATTCTACGCTCTGGAGCACGGGACAATCTGTAGATAACAAGAGAGTCTTCAATCATACGGAGTTGATTGAGAGACTTGATTGCTTTGTGTAGGAAACTCAATGGTTGTTTCTTGTTCAGATCCATTAGACCTGAGTTACACTTAGCAATAGAATCTGCTGCCATCTTGATTCCGTTTGAGGAAGCGAAATCAAATGTAGCGTTTACGGTCATGGCATTGGCATAACCTTTAGGATTGTAGATATAGTAATCAATGTAATCACCCCAGTCATACTCAAGAGCAGTTCCTTTTGCTCCTTGAGATGCTGCTTCTGGACTCTTAATCTTCTGTCTTACCTTACGTAATTTGAGAGGATCAATATAACGAAGTTCTAGGATACCTTTCTTGGGTTTGTCCAAGTCGATAACCTTATGATAATATGTACGACCATCGATGTACCAAGTCCGAATGATTTGGTGAGCATTCTTGTCGAAGTTTAAAAGTTTTTTGATGTAATTAAATTCATCACGGATCTTTTTCTTGACACCAGCACTGACATCAAGGTTAGATAATTCAATTTCAACAGGAGAATCATCAGCATCGCTGACAACAAACTCATTGACAATTTCGTCAATAGCAGAGTCACACTCTGGATGAAGCGCCATATCTCTATAACGCTTGATCAGTTCATATTCATTCCGACCCTGTGAGCCATCGACATCCACATATGTACCAAAATGACCCCCAGCGGCTACCGCTACGGAGTCATCTTGATTTGGTGGGATAGGGGATTGACCCCTATCCTCACCACTTTTATTAATAATAAAACCGAAGAGTTGACTCATCTCAATAGATCTATGTTCCTATAGATCTATTTATTAGATTAGAGAACGATCTTCTTCGAAGTACCAGTTCTGCCAGAGTCGCCAGCATCAAGAGGTCCTGTGGTAGCACCGTCAACTAACCAGTAAGCATACTGGAACTCAACAGTAAACTCTTCAATCTGATCGTTGCTGTCATAAGCAAGATCAATCTGAGATACGTTGGTTGGGAAGCAATGCTTGAGGATGTAAGATCTTAGGATCTGACCACCTTCTTCGCCATGCTTCTCAAGTTGCTTGACAGTAACTTCCGCCATGTAACCATTGGTTTCCTTGGTAGGAATAAAGTTAGGAGCGTAGTTACCTTCGTGGGTGTTCATCGACTCTAACCATGCTTCGAAGTAAGAGCGAATCTTCATGTCCTTATCGTTGAAGAAGGTAGCAGTCCAAGTATCGAAGGTACGATCACCAGCGATCTTGACGGTTCTACCACGGAAAGGAACTTCGATAACACCAAGGTTAGAAGCAGGTAGAGCGGCGGACTTACAAAGTACATCGACAAGAGTTTTGTCGCTTAGTCCAGCAGCTTCCCCACCGCCATCAGCGCCAGGGGTTCCGCCTTCTAGTCCGCCAGTAGGCCATTGAATATCAATGGCGAACATATTGGGCTTTACGCCTTGCCCAATATTAGTGATAAAGTCGTTAATTCTAGTTGCCATTTGTTTTTTCCTCTAATACGTTTGTGAAATTATTAATTATCAAGAACCGATAACTTCACTAAAGGAAACACCCGTCTTAGTTGCCGTTAAGGTAACTGAGATGTAGTTGATAGAACGGGTTGGTTTCATGTAGATTTCAGCAACAAACTCGTTACGATCAATTACCGATGGGGTGTTGTTAGATTCATCACAAACTACGAGGAAGTCGGTCACTCCTCTTCTTGAACGGACTTCGCCTAGGTATGAATTTAAAGCAGAAGCGAAACCAACTCTAGTAGCGGCATCGTTTTGCTCAAATAGTACACCCTTAGCAAGTTGTTCTGCTCTCTTCTGTACAGCGAGGAATAGACGACGAACGTTAATTCTATCGAAAGCAGAAGGTGAGGCGAGAGCGGTCTTATCACCAAACAGGATTACACCTGAACCAGGGAAAGAAACAATTGGGTTAACTCTTGCTTGATAGAGTTCGTCTCTATCAGCTTGACCTGGGTTGTATGCTAGTTTAACAGCATTTCTTAGACCACCACGGTTAGTGCCAGCAGGTGAGTACCAATCTTCCAGAGTAGCAGAAGTGGAAACACAGAGACCAGCAACGTCACCGTTACATGGGATCCAACGATATAGATCGTTGAAGCGATCATACATGTACTTATAACCACTATCAAACATAGCGTATGATGTGGAAGTTAGTTGATTGAAGAAGTTAATTGTATTTGTCTTCTGAGCGTTCTTAGAAAGAGCGCCGCCAGTCGAAGCGACTTGATTTCCTCTGTAAGGAGAAATGAAAGCAACACAATCCTTTCTGTTCTGAGCAACTGCCATGACCGAACCTGCTTTGAGAAGCGTATCGGTTTCGTCTGACATTGAACCACCCATAAGAACAAAGTCTACGGTAGCATCTTCTGTCTCGCTGAAGACTTCATAAGCAGTGTCAATTTCACCAGCGTTGTAAGCATAGTCATCAGCACCAGCAGATAGAGTGAAAGCACCACCGCCACCAATCAACTGAAGTTTTCCAGTTACAGCAGATGACTCTTGACCCCATGCTGCTCCAGAACCAGTACCAGTTAGAGTGGCACCAGTGAAGACGTACTCAGAACCTTCGTTAATAGCAGTCTTGTAGTATGCTGCCTGACCTTCAGTTCCCTTACCGTCAGTTAGTTTGGAGAGATAGGTTAGACGCTCGATGATGGTGCCAGCAGTGCCGCTGATATCACCAGTGACATCAACAACAGCAACGTGAACTTCATCATATTCAACTCCTCTAGAAGCAGCGTAAGCAGAAGTGCCAGGGCGAGGACCGATGTTTGAAAGTTTTACACCAGAAACTGTAGCAGAAGCATACCAGCTAGAAGCAGATTCGATAGCGATATCTGGATCAAGAGCAGTTACGGTAACTAGAATGTCAGTACCACCGAATCCCGATCCAGCAGGAAGGTTAATTGTGTCTCCTACAGTATAACCATCACCAGGAGCAAGGAGATTTACGATTACAGCACCACCAGCGCCGCCGCCAGCGTCAGCAACTACAACCTGGAAAACAGCACCATTAACATCAGCAGGTAGTGTGTAAGTGCCAGGAGTTCTACCTGCTTCGATAACTCCATTGTGAGTGAAGGTTCCAATCTCGTTGCCATCTTCAAACGTATCAGAAGTGCTGATCAAAGTATTTGGATCAGCAAGAGCAATAGTGAGTTGTCTTGTAGCAGCGTCCCATGCCATTACATCAGCAGTAGCAGTGCCGCCAGCAGCAAGGTTGAATGAAACAGAAGATCCGATAACAGGGGTGTTGTCCCATCCAGCAGCAAGTGTTAGAACTTGGTCAGGACCACGGTCAACAACAATTACCTTAAGAGAATCGCCCCAGATACCAGGGCTTCTGGCAACAAAGCTTTCGCCAGCACCAAGACCAGCATCCCATTCTGCTTTGTTTAGAACATTGAGAGCAGCGTTTGCTCCAGTGTTAGCAGAGTTGGTGCCAGTTTCGGCACGGACTACAGCGAGTCTGCCGCCGTAGTTAAGGAATTCGGATGCTACAAACCAATCTTCAGCATTGTCTGATTTGGGGGCACCGAATGTATCTAATAGTTCTTTCTGTGAGCTGATAGTTACAATCTCTCCAACGGGACCTCTAGCAAAAGTTGAAGCAAAAGCACCAGTGATAGCACTAGTATTCGTTACAACAGCTGTAGTAAGGTCACGTTCTTTGATTACAATACCAGGCGAGATAAGACTTGCCATGAGTTTCTCCTGAGGTATCCAGATTTAATCTAAAAATATTTATGTTTTTGAACTCCTTGAGTGGGGAAACAAAACATGAACATCACCAATCAGGATAGTCCCACATCGAAGTCAGATCGTTTCTTTTTCTAGATTCTATTACTCTTTTGACAGTACACAATTTACATTCGTATGAATATGCTGACGCTACAGTTGCTCTATCTTTTCTTGTTAAGTAAAAATCATCCATCAAACTTTTGGTCTTGCCACAACTACGGCAAGTTCTTTCCTTGAATATTAAATGATCTAGAGAAAACTGATCTTCTAAATTCATTATCGATAGTCCCACATGTATCCTACTTCTTCTTGAGTATCTCCATACCAGACTGTACCATCCGTAACAAATCCTTCGTCACCCTCTAGACCTGTAGTGATAAACCCAAATGGTGCCATGTCTTGTTCAATTTGATTTTTCTGCTCATCGTAGATACGCTGACGGATATCATTGTCAGTCATTTCTTTAAAGTAATCTTGCTGGACCAACCAAGCAAAAATAACCATACACATTACAAGGTCATCGTGGAATCCATCATCTGCTTCGAATGATTGTTTCTTCTGGATAAACGTAGTCAACTCATTAATAATGTCATAGTCATTAAAGATAAGTTTGTCATCCTCAACGATCTGCTTGAGGTTGGCACACCCTACCTTCTTGACGGTCACACTCATCTTAACGCCGAGTTGTGTTTTGTTGCCAGAGAATCCTTGTCCAACAATTTGACCAGCACGTCCCCTCATGGCACACATAAGAACGTTAGGATACTCTAGATCAAAGTTCAAAATGGAAGCTACTTGATCTCCAATGTCATTCACTTCACACAGAACCCAGGCATTGTTGTATCCCCTAGCAACATCATTAATGACGCTAGGAAAGAGCATGGGTTTAATTTCATTGTTCCTGTACTTTGCTACAATACGATAAGGAACGGTAGTAATATCATACACAATGAAAGCAGAATAGTCGCCACCGATGCCACGACTAACGTCAACTGTCATTAAGTATTCAGATTTTTCTTTTGGTTTTTCATACACATCCAAACCTTTGTTTCTAGTAATAGGTTCTTCAAACACTAGTGCCTTGAGTTTGGCAGCAGAAATCAATGTATCAACCGATCCCAGGAATTCACACTCAAACTCTTGTGTGAACTGACGCTGAGACGTGTTTTTAATTGTTTGTTCTTTCCACTTGGCATCCCTACCAGGAACCTGTGACCAGTGGACTTCATGATATGTGTATCCGTTTCTACCAGCAACAGCATCTTGCCACATCTTATAGAAGTGGTTCATACCCTGTGGGGTAGAGATGATGATTACTTTTGTTTTTGTACCAGAAGTAATAGTAGGATAAACAGAGGCAAAGAACGACTCAGCAATGTGATTCGGGACGAACGCGAACTCGTCGAGAAAGATGATGTTAAACGACATACCTCGGACAGCACTTGCAGACGTAGAAGCTGCCAATATCTTACTGCCATTTTCTAATTCGATGTTACCTTTGTTCCATACTACCACACCTTGCTGGATCCACTTAGGTAAGTTTTCATATGCTGTAGCCAAACGTGCTAACAGGTCACGTGAAGTGGATGCTTTGTTTGCCAGGATACCTACATTAACATTGTCATTAAACAAAATATAATGCAGCAAATAAGATACCACAGTAGTAGACTTACCAGTCTGTCGTGGTAACTTAGCAATGTTAAATCTGTTGTAGTGAAACTTCTCGATTAACTCTTCTTGGAAGTCCCACATTTTAAATGGCACTAGACCTTCATCAAGTGAAACGATCTGTACGTAGTTCTTAGTGAAATATACAGGATCTTCTTTACACTTTAAATATTCTTCAATCTGTTCCTTGGTAAAATCAATTTTTACATTCGCTTTTTTTAGAAGCGGATTACCAAGATAGACATCATCTCCAGCAGCCATCACATATTATTCGCCTAGAATTATTTATCCCTCATATCTTTGTCCATCTCTGGACCATTCTTATCCAGATCTTCCATACGTTTTGCCCAAGTGTCTCCACCTTCAGCACCACGCTTGGGGTTAATACACTGAAAGTTTCCTAACTTATTACAAACAAGACCAGCAAGATCTAACTCGTTTCCTAACTTACCAGTACCAGACCAGTAGTGCTGTCCGTTAATCCAAACCGCACCACACTTCGGACATTCTGCCCTAGTCATACTAAGGTCAGATAATTCTTTGTCTGATTCCATTTGATTAGTCCGTAGTGTTACACTAGTATAGTGTATCTAGCAAAAAATAGTGTAAACTTAAGCTACGATTTATACGTAATATGACAATATGAAGATAAAATAAAAGTTATTTGTCTTCTAGTTCTCTTAGGTATTCGGTCCACCAATCAGGATCTTTTTTCATTTTCCACTTGGGAACAGGAAGACCTTGCTCAGAATACCACTCCTGAATTGCTTCATTGATAATCTGTGCTACTTCCATATTCCTCTTCCTCTTCATCAACGTCAGCATATGGATTCTCCACGAAGGGTCCTCGTTTTCGTAGAGGTTCTTTTCTGACATAATCCGCCTCAGTATTAACTGCTTCAACCCACACAGCAAGTTTCATCACAATGAAAATAATGATAAGGGGTGTAAAACACCCGACTAAAATTACGGGGTTCATTTGTGACTCCTAGAGAAAGGTTCCCAGTGTTCCCAATTATATTTATGGACTGCCCACATGCCTAAGATGGGAACGAATACAAGTAAGAATCCCATGACACCTAAGCACCATGGGCGTTCCATTACTGCTCTTGCTATATGTCCTAATTGATGCATCATTGATCGAAAAGTGATACTACAAATAAAAATACGCCAAAACTACACATGAAAATAAGTATACCTATTTGAACTTCCATGTCTCCCAAGGGTCTGGATTGTGGACACATGAGTTTGGATGTGCCCATTTCTTTTCATCAGTCATAGCCAGTTGATGTCTCAATCTTCTGATCTCTTCTTTCAACCAACGGTTTTCAGATTCTAATTCTTTGATTCGATCCATAACGCTCTAAAGTATCTGTCAACATGATTCAAGTCATCCAATGGTGCGATCTCTTCATGTAACGCCCAACCTAAACAAAAGTCAGACATTTCTTGAGTCACCTTTGGTGGTGTATACATTCTAGCAAACGATGACATAGCAAACCAATACCGCCTCTTAGTGAGCGGTTCCATTTCCTTTGTACATATCGGTGTCATAGTATCCACCCTTTCTAGCGCCGAAGTAAATTGTAGTTAAAACAAAAGGCACCGC